TGGTGAGATCTGCCTTTTTGTAAACAGGCTGTGTGGTTTTGTTACATGAGTAGCAATGTGTATGACCGTCGTCATAGACACCTAATGCATCTGAAGAGCCACAGTCAGAACAGGGTTCCTTCCTCAGCTCTGTTGATTTTGGTAAATGCATTAGTCTCTCCTTTATAATAAATCACCGTGTAGTCCCGTGGGTGGTGGGTGTCCTTCGTTCAGCCATTCCTCAGGGATAAACCTATGGGCAAACTTAAAACCATTTGCCCTGCAGAAGTCTGCATAGGTTGTCTTCGATCCCTTGTAGATCTTTGAGTTTTGGTTAGAGAAAACAAACCTGATGTCTAACTCAGGGTGCTGCTCTTTGATCAATAGATGTTTCTGTCTATCGGCAGTCACGAAGCGACCCTTAGTTTCGACATAAAAAAAGCCACCAATCTTAGGCAGCTTAAAGTCAGGTGTGTATGTGCTTTGCCGAGGGGGGTGGGTGTATTTGATCTTATCAGTTTCGTAGTAGACCTTTAAGTCAGCCTTACTAATCTGTTCACTAATCTTATCTTCTAACCCTGACCTGTATCCTCTTACTAAGGCACCTCTAGAAGTTATATGACGAGGCACCAGTTTCGTCTTCTTCGTTTTGATCACTCTCATTGTCAAACTCCTCAGCTACGAATCCATCTTCCATGGCCTCAAAACCATCTGTTCCACTGCCAGTCTGTGACACTGGTTCTATGATCTGTACCTTTGTTAGTCTTAATGAGATGCCGTTGTTACCTGTGACAGTGTAGGGGCTTACAACACCACCAATCTTAATGACTGATCCACCAAATAGGTTAGGTGGGTTGTTGACGACCTGACCCTTTGAATCAAAGAATTTAGGCTGAAACTTTGACTTAGCTATGATTGACATCATGCCAGTCTCTTCATCAATCTTGTAAGGCATCCTGGCAGTACCTGCCTTTTTACCGAACTCATCTTGAGCCACTTCCTTTAATTGATCTATGAGGTGTTTTGCCTGGTCTTGAGGAACCAATAGGTTTGTCTTAAAAACACCCTCAGGGTCAAACTGGGTATCAGCCTTGTTTAGCCATGGGTATTGTGCTGTGCCTTTATGGGTCACAAATGTTTGTCTTTGAGCCATTAACTCTCTCCTTAGGTTGTTGTTGTTGTTTTTGGTTTTTAAAATGAGAAAGATCTACACCTAGTGCCTCTGCCTCTTTTAAAACATGCTTGGGTATTTCCTGTCCCTGCTCTGAACAAAGACAAGCGATACCAAGCACCCTTTCTCTTGGATGCATGAATTACCTCTTGGTTTGGTTTAGTAGATTAATCTCTCAATGGGTGGACATAACTAAATTATGCGAAGCAATAACGACTGTCTTTTATGTCTTCTAGAACTAGGTTTCCCTTCTTTGGAATTGAGGGTAGCTCTACCTTTGAGAGGTTTGTGAATTGATTGATGTTGTGGTCTAAAACCGACTGATATAGACAGAAATCAGTGTAAAGCTCAACGAATGAACTTCTAATGATTTTATACAGCTTTTGAGTGTCTGCAGCTGTAGTCGCAAAGCTGTCATGAATGAGGAAGTACTCATGTATCTCCTGTTGTAATCCGTTTAATACAGTCAGCAGTAAATGTGCAGCATCCATCGAGTGTATGACATTAGGTGAAACAGCTGAGGCTGACTTAGCCTTGTCAACAGCCTTTACTGGTTTGTCTCTCAGTGATATCTGACTACGAACATTCTTAAACAAAGTCCTGTCATACAGGTACACCTTGATCTCCTTAGTTGTAAACTTGGAGTAGCTTTGTATCACTGGGAAGCCTACAGGCGTTACCCATCTCATGTGCTTATTTTCATGAGCTAGTAACCTGGCTAGTGTCTTGAAGAATTTCATACCTTCAGACGCCCCAGTTATAACCTGGTTAACTGCCTTCCAGTTAGCCTTAGCCAGGAAGTTAGCAGCTGCAAAGCCCTGGTCTTCACCAAAGGGGTGTGTGTCGTGCTTGCCCTCTAGGACTTCATCAGCAAGTGGTCTCATAGTGTCTTCCAATATCTGATCCTTGAAGCCATAAATCTCACTTGAATACCCAAAAGTCATGACGTTACGCTTAACTAGCTTACGGTTAACACCAAACTTAAGCCAGGCTCTAGCCCACTTTTCATCTTCAAACTGTCCCTTAAAGATAGCCTCGACAACGTCAGCCACTTCTTGGTAGATGTCCTGGGGCTTAGTGCTTGGCACTAGGTTAACCAGTGATCCATCTCGTTCCTGGCGACTGGCTGCTGAGTAATGCTGTATGCCACTGTTACTACCGTCTAAGGATATAGGTAAGCCACTTGTAGAGCCTTCGCCCTCTACCAGGTACTTAAAGTAAGCCTGGCAAGCTGCTAGGAAGCAGAAGGGTTTATCGGCCTTAGACCAAAAGTCAAAGCTAGACTTAAAGTCCTGGGCTACTTCAATGATTTTATCAGCGTTGTCGTTAACCCACTTGATCCTGTCTAGCATAGGCTTCTTAGATACCTTATCAAAGTCACCAGTGTTGGCTACCTGTATGGCTATCCAGTAAAAAGCCTGTTCATCGACGACCTTTTCATTAGCAAACTCAAACATAGCCTTTATGTGTTCATCCCTGTGATGAGAGAAGTGGGGTATAGGGTATATACGTCCACGGTGACAGAAGTTATGAGGTAGGTAGAATTGGTCGTACTCCATCAGCTCCTTGGCTACCTTAAGGTCTTGTGCCATTACTGACCTTTGACCATCAATCTGCCTGTTCTTAATGACAATGTTTCTGTTCTTTATCCTGATGCCCTTTTTCTCAGTGTCACTAAGGCTGTCAAAGTCATCGACGTGATCAGGCATTTCTACATAGGCTCTTGTAGGAAACTTACCGAGCTTCTTGTCATTAAGCCAACACCATTCCACGGCTTCTACGATACTTGGGTTAAGCTTCATAGATGTCCTCTGAACAGCGTTTAAAGCGTCTATGGAAGGCTGTATCGTACCGTCGTCAAAACCCTTCTGTATGGCCTTTATATGGACGGTAGAGACATATCCCTTGACTAGTTTTACCTGGTTACACAAGGCTTCGTCTAGGTAGCAACCAGTGTTGAAAGAAGTCCAGTCTTTAGGCTTCACAGTCATAGGGGCAAACAGTGGTGAAGTCCAACTCTCGTCGAAGTCTAACTCACTAAGCCTGGCTGTCGCCTCAGGTAGTAAACCTATCTTCTTAAGTGTCCTGGACTTAATTGTTGTTTCCCATATGTCAAATATACCTGATACCCTGAGTATCGAATTTAACACTGGTGTACCGACAATAACTCTACGCTTGTCATCCCACTTGTCATAAGTAAAACCTGCTTTACTTGCGATAGCCTTAGCAGCCTTAACCCTGTGTCTTTCACTAGAGTGGTCTTTAGTGACTTTAGTCTCAATCCTTTTAGCTAACTTAAGGTTATACTCCCTAAGTTTCATATTGAAGATCTCCATCTCAACCTTCTGACCTATAGTGGCTACAGCTCTAGTAAGTGTTTGATTACGACCTACAGCGTCAAACATTGACACTAGACCGACATAACTAATTATATCGACATCAACATCCTTCAAGTCGTTAACCCACTTAAGTGGTCTGTTTTGTTTACCCTTTTGTTCATCTATAGTCTTCTTTAGATCTTTAGATACTATAGCTTGAACTTCAGATATTAGCTTTTGTGGGTTGTTCTGAATCGATGTGGTGGTAATCTTCTCAGATCTCTTTAGATAGCGATCACGTCCTTCTGTGATCATTTGTCGTTCTCTTTGTAGTTCTCTTATTGTACTCAATTATTCTCTCCTTATTCACCCAAAGTCTCTAATGGGTGGACATAACTAAACTTCATTATTAAAAAACAGACCGTTAGTAGTCCAAACTGGTGCTTGTCCAGTTAATTGGTTCATCCGTTGTTGCATCCCTAGTGGGCTATTTGACACTATTGTCATTACTACCTCCTTTTAAATTTACTAACTCTACACTGTCTTCGTAGATGTTCTTCTCACCATAACTAAAATCAGGGACAGGTACTCCAACAGACCTCAGTACGCTTTCTATCTGAGTTATCTTTTTATATTGATCGCCAACTATTGACTGACTTATCTGCTTCTTCCAAAAAACATACATCATGGTCTTTTCGTAAAGCTCATCAGTAGCCATACACATAGCCTTGTTGTTCTCCCTAGCCACTTTTATCCAACCTTCCTTTTCACATTCATCGACCATCACACTTACACTACTTCGATTAGCATTAAGCAATTCACATACCTCGGTGATTGTTACTGGGGTATCAGTTTGATATGCCTTACACATAATCCTTGCGAAGGTGTTTCTATTCATTGATGAATTAAAGTAAGCCTGTAACCTACCATTCATGCGAGTAGTCCTAGCAGTATGAAGTTTTATCTCTACCTCGAAAATAGATAAGGCATAGTCTTTGTACATCTTTTCGTATAATTCTAATATTCTCTCCAACAGTCTCTCCTTTAAATTAAGATTAATATTATAGACTTAATTAACTTGTTCAATGTCTTGTGGTCAATCATTGCCTTGGTTAATAAACTGGTTTGTGATTGCCATTCTTATTAAATGTGCCATTGAGATCTGCTGTCCTGTAATTCTTGATAGCTTATGTGCCTCACGCCCAAGAAACTCCCAGTCAGCCTGTTCTAAAAACACTTTCTTAGATACATATTGTTTACTTCTTTTAGGTCTCCCTATTTGCTTATTAATTGTGCATTGCATATCTTATCCCCTTGATTTTACTGAGCTAATAACTTAGCAACAGACTGCTTAGTATTTTGGTTAACGTGAACGTACTTCTGAGTTGTCTTTATTGACCTGTGACCCAACATATCGGCAATAACCAGGGTGTTAACCTGGAAATCATTAGCTAACTTTGAGGCACAAGTGTGTCTTAAAACGTGAAAAACAAAGTTCTTATCCCTGGGTGCAATCCTGTGTCTGCACTCATCCCATAGGTCGTAGAAGATACGGTGACTAAACCACTCCTTAACCACCCCTACCTTTTTGATACACTCCAGGGTAGTCGGTGTTAATGGTACCTCACGGTCATCACCGTTCTTAGTGTCAACTAGCTTTAGCCACTGCTCATCAGCTGATACAAAGGCAGTCGTACCTATCTCCTGAAGCTCACCTAGTCTCATACCAGTCTGCTCAGATAGAGTGACCAGGTGTTTTATCCTAGGCTCCCTAGACTTACTGAAGAATGACTTGATCTTGACTAACTCATCAGCTGTAAATGACCTGGGTCTGCCGTTGTTCTCAGCCTTCATTTTGATCTTAGGAGCTGCAGTAATAAGCTCTAGATCCATGGCGTAACTAAAGACTGCCTTTATAGCAGCCTTGTATCGGTTTATAGTCGTCTCTGAGAGCCTTCTGTTGACCTTAATGAAGGTTAGAAAGTCTGAGATTTCCAGGGCTGTGAAGGCGTCTAAGGGCTTAGAACCATACCTTTTGTAGTTACTGAACATCATCAGCTTGTTAATGGTTTGATCCTTGTGACGACCACTCCATAGCTCATCGGCATTACTTATAAAGAATTGTCTAAATGTTTGCATTTGTTGTCCCCTTATTAAAACAATGGCTCATAGAAAACACCCTGCTTAACAAGGTGTCTGAAGTAGTTAACTTCACTACGATAGAATGACGCTGATTTGTCCTGGCCGTTCCATTCAGCATCTGAGAGTAACCTCCTTACTCTCTTCAGCTCGGATACACAGTCGACTAGGTGTTCGGTTGGTTTGATTGTGTCGATATACATTTAGTTCTCCTTAAGTTACTTTGTACTTGCGAGAACTGTGATTTTGTTTTAAAAGACCCCCTGAGATTAACTAGGAGTAACCCTAGGTGGGGTGGCCGAGTGGTTAAAGGCAGCAGACTGTAAATCTGAAGTTAACCTAAATCGCAGTTCACATTGTTAACCTAATCCAACTTTAGTAAATAATCAAGACCCTTTTTGTATATGGGTGGACATAAGTCGAAAAAACACCGATCAAACCTAAGCCTGACCAGTGTTTCAGGGGATATTACTTTTTCAATCGATAAACTATATTTATACCAGTGTTGACGAACACACCTATTACAGTGAGTGTCTGAAGAAACAAACTAATAACTTCTAGATCCATTACTTACCCTTTATCTTTGATATTGACTTCAGACCGAATGAGGCAGCTATTGACGCCAGTATTCCATAGGACAACCAGTCAGGGCAGTCCTCTCTTAAGAACCTGAAGCCATCAGATATGTAAGGCTGTAGGGCAGGGATGAAACATGCGAATATCAGGCTTATGAAGCATATAGTCCAGGCCTCATCCTTCCAGGAGTTGTCTGAGGCATCCATAGCCTTCTCATCCCAGTTACCATCCTTCTCAACTCTTTTAACCTGTGCCTGTACCTTGGCTACCTCTAGCTGCTGCTTGGCCTTAGCCTTCTCCTGGCGTCCCTCTAGCCATGTACTAGCCAGGGTGCCAACTATGTTTAATATGGGTAACATTACTTGAACCTCGCATCTATCCAACATTTACCGTAGTAAAGTATAAACAGCCATATTGTGAATAGAACACCTTCTACATAAGACAGGTCGTTCCATGCATCTAATACCATGCCTTCCATTATGCCTCAGCTCCTTCTCTAATCATGTTAGCTACGTCTATAGCCCTCTGTCCTACCTGGTTGGCATAACGGCTCTCTAGAAGCTCGTCAGCAGCCTTTTCATACATACCCTCTCTAAGGAATCCAAAAGTCTTTTTGAAAGCCATAAGACGGCTTATACCCATGTTAAAGCATAAGTTAATTAGTGCCTCTTGTACTCTCTCAGGGAGGTCGTCCCAGTAGCTGACTGTCTGTTGTAATTCGTTAATACATATGTCGATGTCCTCATCTAACATCTGCATTGCAGTTTCATGGGATATACCTCTGTCGGATAAGTTTTTTCCCACGCCTATTGTCCACTTGTCTGAGGTGCATTTGTATAGTTTATACTCAATACCCTCGTGTTTTATTAACTGCTTTCTAAGTCTTTCTATGTTCATCTAGAACTCTCCTTTTAAATACATTGCCAAGTAGTAAATCAATGCCATGCCTATCAATACAGTTGACGCTACAGTGGTAATCATCTTGTTTCTGTAGTCTATCCTGGCTTGTTCCTTAAGTTGTTTCCTGTGTTCTGCCTTGGCAGCTGCAATCGTAGCAGCCAGGCGTTCCCATTGACCTGCA